CTGATGTAGATGCTTTAGCAACTCTTTATGCTTATGTTAATACAGGCACAGAAGAAAATCCTGTTATGGAAAGACCATTAGGCGAGTGGCCTGAATTGGAGGTTTAATGCCTTTAATTTTTCCATCAAATACTTTATCAGCAGGCGGTTATACAGTAGATAACTCATTAAGATGGAATGATGGGGATAGTCCTTATCTAAGTAGAGTAAATGGTACACCAACTAACGCTGATAAATGGACTTTTTCTATTTGGGTTAAAAGAGGTGCTTTAGGCTCAGAACAAAAATTAATAGCAGTTGAGGGAGATAGTTTAAATAATGACGCAATTTCTTTTGATAGTAGCGATCAATTAAGATGGTATGGAATAACATCTAGTAGTACATATATGGATGTAAAAACTAATAGAGTTTTTAGAGATCCTTCCGCTTGGTACCATATTGTTTTTGTTTATGATTCTGGTCAAGGAACTGACAGCGACAGAGCAAAAATTTATGTCAATGGAACACAAGAAACTTCTTTAGCAACATCAACCTATCCAGATCAAGATGAAGATTCTTGGATTAATGCAGCTAGTAAAACTACTATTATTGGCAGACAAAGTTGGGCTGCTAGTGGTTACTTTGATGGATATATGGCAGAAGTAACTTTCTGTGATGGTCAAGCATATGCTCCAGATGGAAATTTTGGAGAATTTAACGAAGATACGCCTACTGTATTTCAGCCGATAGATGTATCAGGATTAACATTTGGTACAAATGGTTTTTATTTAGATTTTGAAGATAGTGCTAATTTAGGAAATGATGCTAATGGTGGAACAGATTTTACAACAAGTGGTTTAGCCGCAGCAGACCAGGCAAGTGATTCGCCGACTAATAATTTTCCAACTTTAAATCCTTTAGCTGTTGACCCAGCAGAAACTTTACCAGCATTTTCTGAAGGTAATTGTCAAGTTAATGGAAAAGATAGTGCCGCAACATCTCAAATATCAACTATGGCAATGACAAATGGGAAGTGGTATGCAGAATTTAAACTAACAACAGAAGCTAACGCAACATCTTCAATTCCGAATATTGGAATAATGTCAGATACCGATTCAGTTTCAGCAACAGGTGTCCAAGATGAAATGTTTTATAATACAAATGGAGTAAATATTTATGCAATAAGAGTAAATAGTGGAGATGCTTCTTATAATGGTTCTGAAAGTGTATCTGGATTTTCAATGACAGCTCCTGATGAAGGAGATATTATTAGTTTTGCTTTAGATTTAGATAGTTCTCCAAATACATTAAAAGTTTATTTAAATGGTTCATTAGGAGGTACTTTAGATATTAATGCAGATACTTATTTTTTTGCAACATCAGTTAAAGATGATGAAGAAGAAGGCACAGTTCAATGTAACTTTGGTGGCTGCCCAGCTTTTTCAATTTCATCAGGCAACGCAGATGCAGATGGTTATGGAAATTTTGAATACGCAGTACCTAGTGGTTATTACGCATTATGTACTAAAAATTTAGCGGAGTATGGAGGTTAAATGGCAGCTTATACAACAATAGACGATCCAGAATTATATTTTCAAACAGTTCTCTGGACTGGAAATGGTTCAGCAAGAAGTATAACTTTAGATGGTGATACTGATATGCAACCAGATTTTGTCTGGATAAAAAGAAGAAATTCAGCAAGAAACTCTGCTTTACTAGATGCTGTAAGAGGTGGCTCAGAACAATTAATATCAAATAGCAATGCGGCAGAAGCAACAGATGCTCAACTTATTACTGCTTTTGACTCTGATGGTTTTTCATTAGGAACATCAAATGATTGTAATTCTGATACTGATACATTTGTAGCTTGGTGCTGGAAAGAATCTGCAACTGCTGGGTTTGATATAGTTTTATATACAGGAGATGGTAGCAACAGAACAATATCACATTCACTTTCAGCAGTTCCAAAATTTTTTATGATAAAAAATAGAAGTTCTACTCATGCTTGGAGAGGTTATCATGCTTCTTTAGGTGCAGACAAAAATATTTCTTGGGAAATGACTGCCGCAGAACAAACTGGAACTAACTATTGGCAAGATACAGCACCAACAGATAGTGTATTTAGTTTAGGTGATCAAAACGAAACTAATCAAAGCACTTATACTTTTGTTAATTATCTATGGAGTGAAAAGCAAGGCTTCAGCAAATTTGGCTTCTACACAGGAAATGGAAATGTTGATGGAACATTTATTTATACAGGATTTAGACCAGCTTTTCTTATGGTAAAAGCATCAAGTGCTACAAGTGCTTGGTATATTTATGATAATAAAAGAGCAGGTTATAATGTTGAAAATTATCAACTATATCCAAATTTAAATAATGCTGAAGATACTACTGATCAAATTGATTTACTTTCAAATGGATTTAAATGGCGAGCTATAACTGGCGATCCAAATTCTTCTGGTAGAACATACATCTACATGGCTTTCGCAGAAGCACCATTCGTAAATTCTAATGGAGTACCTTGTAATGCTAGGTAACAAGTTACCAGCTTCTGGGCTTTAATCTATTGAAATTCTCAGCAATCTGATATAACTGTTAGTAAACAGGTTTTTATATGCTACAAAAATTAGGTTTTCTACCAGGATTCAACAAACAAGTTACAGAAACCGGAGCCGAAGGGCAATGGTACGACGGCGATAATGTTCGTTTTAGATACGGTACACCAGAAAAAATTGGTGGTTGGATTCAATTAGGGGATGATAAACTAACCGGTGCTACTAGAGCTATTCATCATTGGGATGATAATGCTGGTATTAAATATGCAGCTTTAGGAACAAACAGAATTTTATATATTTATTCGGGAGGTGCTTATTATGACATACACCCGATTAGAGCTACTTTAACAGGCGCTAGTTTTACTAGTACCTCATCATCAACAGAAGTCACAGTCACGTGCACGGGAGTCCATGGGCTGGGTGAAAATGACATCGTCCTGTTTGATGCTGTAAGTGGAGTCACTGCAGTAGGATCTACTTATACCGACGCTACTTTTGAAGATGTTAAATTTATGGTGGCTTCAGTATCAACCTCTACAACTTTTACTATTACGATGGATACTCAGGAATCAGGAACTCCTTTATCTACAAGTGGGTCCGCTTCAGTCCTGTGTTATTATGCCGTAGGACCTTCTCAACAATTGGGTGGCTATGGGTGGGGTACGGCATTATATGGAGGTACTTCTCCTGGAGCTGCTACAACCACTCTAGCAACAACACTTATTGATAGTGCCGCAGTCACCGATGTCGTTCTAACCAACTCTGCAGCATTTCCCTCTACAGGTGAAATTAGAATCGGAACAGAAGATATAAGTTTTACTGCTAACGATACAAGTACTAATACTTTAAGTGGGGGAGCGCGTGCAACTAATGGAACTACAAGAGCTGCTCATACTGCCGGCGCAACAGTAACAAACATATCAGACTATGTTGCCTGGGGTCAAGCCTCTTCTGCCGACTACACTATTGATCCTGGTTTATGGGTATTAGATAACTATGGAACAAAATTAATTGCATTAATTTATAATGGTAAATGTTTTGAATGGGATGCAACCGGGTCTACTTCTACAAGAGCAACTATTATAGCAAATGCGCCAACCGCATCAAGACATGTATTGGTATCAACACCCGATAGACACTTAGTATTTTTTGGAACAGAAACAACTGTTGGTGCCGGTGGAACACAAAATGATATGTTTATTCGCTGGTCGGATCAAGAAAGTATTGATGCTTCTGATTCCTATACAGTTAAAGCAACTAACACCGCAGGCACACAAAGGCTTGCTGATGGCTCTAAAATTATGGGCGCTATCAAAGGTAGAGATGCAATTTATGTTTGGACCGATACTGCACTGTTTCTTATGAAATTCGTTGGTCAACCATTTACCTTTGCGTTCGAACAGGTAGGAACCAACTGTGGATTATTAGGGAAGAACGCTAACATTGAAGTAGATGGTACAGCATATTGGATGTCGGAGAACGGTTTCTTTGCATATGATGGTCAATTACAATCTTTACCTTGTTTAGTAGAAGACCATGTGTATGATGACTTAAACTCAACTTCTAGAGATCTTGTAAACTGTGGATTAAACAATTTATTTGGGGAAATTAACTGGTTTTATTGTACTTCAGCTTCGAATGCAGTTGATAGAGTAGTTACATATAATTATGCAGAAACAAAAATGCATAAACGCCCTATCTGGACAACAGGTACTTTACCTAGAGCAGCGTGGCAAGATTCAGCTGTTTTTGATCGTCCTCATGCTTCATACTATGATCCTTCCGATAATGCTTCTGACGATGTCACTGGTAATACTGATGGAAGTACTATATACTATAAACAGGAAACAGGGACCGATCAAATTAATGCTGGAGGAGTTACGACTGCCGTATTGGGGTCTATTACTTCTGGTGATTTTGATATTACTCAGAAAAAAAGTACTACAGGGACTACTGTAGGTATGCCAGACATTAGGG